GAACAGCCGTCCGATCCCACGCGCGCGCCGTCTCGGATACACTGGCAGTAGCGGGCGCCGCTATGTCGCCGGCCTGTCAGTCTGGAGAGACGATGGACAAGAACCAACGAGACGCCGTGATCGCGGCGGCCGTGCTCCAATCGGGGGAGCTTCCAGCGGTTGTGGCGAAGGAGCTTGCTGAACGGCTCGGATGCTCGGAGCGGACGGTGTGGCGTGTGGCCGCACGGCTCACGAAGGACCGCCCGGCGGCGCCCACGCTTCGCCTGTACCCGATCGGCGCGACCGCTACGCAGGCGCCCACTGGGCCTGCACCTCTCCTGGAGGCGGTGGAGCTCCCGCCCCCGGCCGTTGACCTGGCGGCGCTCCCTTACGAAGATGCCCTCGGAGTCCTGGCGAACGCCCTCACCCGGTTCCTCAGCGCGGAGCGTGGCGATTGGGCCTCCGGTGCGGCCCGCACGATCAAGGACCTCTTGGCGGCGCGTCACGAGCTGGCGGCGCCCAAGGCGGATGGGCTGTCGGTGGACGCGGCGGCAGCGGCGGCGGAGCTCGAGCGTCTCCGTGCTCAGCTCCCGGCCAAGCTCCGGCGGGCGCTCGAGGGCGCCGCGTGACGGTGGACACGCTCCATGCCCTAGAGAAGATGCGCGCGATCGTGAAGGCCTGCCAGGAGGACCCGCTTGAGTGGATCAGCTGGCTTCCTGTCCAGGCCTCCTTCCTCGCAGACGACGCGCCCATCAAGCTTTTGCGCGCGGGCAACCAGGTGGGCAAGACCATGGCCGGCCTGGCTGAGGTGCACTTCCAGGCGCTTGGGCGGCACCCGCTCCGCCAGGTGGCGGCCCGCCCGCCGGGCGCGCGGTGGGAGGCCTGGGTGGTCTGCGCATCCTGGCCTCAGTCGCTTGCCATTCAGGAGAAGCTCTGGCAGGTGGCGCGGCGCCACCTGATCGAGGATTGCCGCTTCGATCCGGTCAACGGCTTCCACGCCAACAAGCCGGCGGCCATCTACAAGAACGGCGCGATCGTCCGGTTTAAGACGAGCAACCAAGACTCGCTCGATCTGGCGGGCGCCACGATCAACCTCGTGCTCTTCGACGAGCCCCCCCGGCCTACCGTGTTCGCGGAGGTGCTCCAGCGGGTCAAGCGTCTCCAAGGCCAGGTCTGCCTTACGCTTACGCCGATCGGCGCCCCGGTGGAGTGGCTGCGCGCCATGGTCGAAGAGGGCACGATCTCGGAGCATCACACCCGGCTCACACCGGAGGCCCTCGTGCCGATCGGGGAGCACGATCCGCTCAAGCTGCCGGATGGGCGGCCGATGGATGCGGCGTGGATCGCGGAGGCGGAGCGGGTCTGCCTGCCCTCGGAGCGCGATGTGCGCATCCATGGCGGATGGGAGACCCGGACGATCACGCGCGTCTTCGACGCCTTCGACACCGGCATCCATGTGCGGCCCATCACCGGCCTGCCAGAAGGTGAGTGGGAGCTGGTCCTTGGCCTCGATCACGGGACCAAGGAATACAAGCAGAGCGCCATCCTGGCGGCTGTCCAGCGGCCGGTGAAGGAGGCCGACCCCTACCGGGTGATCGTCCTGGACGAAGATGTAGGCGCGCACGCTCGAAGCCAGAAGGCGGATGCCTTGGCGCTCCTGGAGATGCTCGATCGCAACGGCTTCTCTTGGAAGGACCTGGACGAAGTGTGGGGCGACCGTATCCACATCGGCGGCACCGGAGACAAGAAGGCCAACCGGGACCTCCAGGCCAACCTTGCCCGGCTCTTGCATGTGGATGAGCGCAGCCTCAAGCCCGGCATCCTCACGGTCAAGCGTGGTGTCGGCCGCAACAAGGGCTCCGTCATGGCGGGCTGTCGATGGGTCTACCAGCTCATGGTCGAGCCTGGCTGCTTTGTCATCTCGCCACGCTGCGCGCACCTCATCGACGCCTTCGAGAAGTGGCAGGGTGCCGACGATGTGCACAAGGATAAGCTGGACGCCCTGCGCTACGCGCTACAATCGCACATCTTCCGGCGGCAGGCTACGCTCTCCCGGGCGTCCGCCGCGCGCACCCTCCGCTTCTACTGAGGCACTCGATGTACCCTCGTGACGCCCTCGGCTACGCGCCCCCGTCCGCACCTGACGAGACGACCCGCGCCCGCTGGGAGGAGACCCGGCGGCGACGGCGGCTCTTGGATGGGGTGTGGCGCGCGGACCTTGAGCGCCACCTCGAGCGCCACCTCGGCAGCGTGCGGCGGGAGGCCTGGGGGCCGGTCTCGCTTGCGGCCAATGTCTTCGAGGCGGGCTGTCGTGAGCTCAGCGTGCTTTACGATCACGAGCCCGAAGTCACGCATGAGCGCAGCGAAGCGGTGGGCATCGAGCGCCAGCTCCGCATCGCCGGGCTTTGGGGCCTCATGGCGCGCACTCAGTTCTACACCACCGGCCTCCGGGAGATGTTGGTGCGGGCGCATGTGAGCGAAGACGGGCGGCTCCGCTTTCGTCCGGTTTACCCGGATATGGTCTGGGCAGATGCGCCCGTGGACGCCCCGGAGCAGCCCCGCACGGTTCACGAGTACCGCTTGCGGCACCTCGAGGGCCACGGCCCGGAGCCGGTCTGGACTGTCGATGTGGTCTCGGTGGCGGACCCGGAGGCGCCGGTCTACCGCGTGCATCTCCTGACGGGCGGCGGCACACTCGGAGAGGACATCTCCGGCGCCACGCTGGGCGGCGACTTCTCCGGGGAGGCCTACCCCTACCGGCGGGCGGACGGGCGCCCCGTGCTGCCCTATGTGCTGTACCACGCCGTCCGGCCTGGAGACCGTCTCTGGGACCCCTACGCCATCCAGGAGGTGGTGGACGGGTCCTTGGATATGGCCGTCTTCTCTGCCTTTGTGGCTCACTCCTTCCGGGACTCTTCGTGGCCCCAACGCTATGTCGTCAACCTCGAGGTGGACGCGGCAGAGGTGGTGGAGACTCAGAACGGGCGGCGCTCGGAGGTGGTCACCGATCCGGCCTCCTTGCTCCGCTTCCGGTCTGCGCGGGACACGGAGGATGCAGGCCAACCCATGGTCGGGCAGTTCCAGGCCGGGGCCGATGTGGAGAAGATGCAGGGCGTGCTCGAGTCCATGACGGCCCGCCTGGCTGTCTCGATGGGCGTGCCGCCCTCCGACCTCCAGCGCATGACCTCCACCGCCCGGAGCGGGGCGGCCATCGCGCTGACCAACGAGGGCAAGCGGACGGCGCAGCGGCGGGCGGCGGTCTCGATGCGCGACTCTGACGAGCGCTTGGTTGCGCTGAGCGCCATCTTGCTCAACCGCTACCTTGGGTTCCCGGCCGGCGCTGGGTTCCCGGAGTCCGGCTACCAGGTCCGCTACAAGGAGCTCCCGCTCAGCCCGGATGAACGCCGGGCGCGGCGCGAAGATGTGCTGGCTCTTCTGGCGGCCGGCCTTATGTCGCAAGCGGAGGCCTACCAGGAGATGCACCCTGGGCTGTCCTTCGAGGTGGCGGCGCGGCGCGTGGAGGAGCTCGAAGAGCCCACGGCAGAGGTGGCGCCCGCAACGCCTGCGACCCCTGCCAGGCCGGCGGCGGCGCCCGTATCGACTGACGACCTGGCGGAGGAGATCGACGGCGCCCGGATCGCCCTCGGTGCGGCCCTCGCACTCAACCCGGGCGGAGAGGTCGAAGCGTTCCTCCGCACCGCCCTCGAGTCGCTTGACGAGGTGCTCTCGATCGTGGCTGACGACGAAGAGGACGCGGGCTAATGCCCATCCGCCCCCCTGCCGATGTTGCCGCAGCCGCCGCTCGTGGCCTCGAGGTTCGCGCCACGAAGCCCCCTTCGGAGCGCGGCGGCACGGAGGTTGGCCTGGCGCGGGCACGGGACTTGAGCAACCGGCGGGTGGTCTCCTTTGACACCGTGCTCCGCATGGTCCGGTACTTTGCCCGGCACTTGATTGACCAGGAGGGCGCCACCTGGTCTGAGCAGGGCAAGGGTTGGCAGGCTTGGCAGCTTTGGGGCGGAGACGCCGGAGTGCGTTGGGCGCTTACCGTCATGCGACGGGAGGCCCCCGCGCTCTATGAGGCCTTCATCGAGACCCGGACGGGGCGCAAGCTCCGTGAGCAGTTCACTTCCTCTGGAGAGAGTCAATGAGCAACGAGACGGCGGACACCGTACCCTATGCGCGCTTTCGAGAGACCATCGAGAAGCTCCGGGAGGCTGAGGCCCGGATCGCTGGACTGGAAGGCGAAGTGAAGCAGGCCGGCACGGCGGCGCAGCGTGCGGCGGCCCTCGAGGCGGAGCTCACTGCGGCCAAGCAGGCAGCGGAGGCGACCGCCACCCGTTTCGACCGGTGGAAGGCGCTCACGGGCGCCGGCATCTCGCACCCGGATCTGGCGGCGGCCATCGAGGCTGAGTACGACCGCATCCAGCCCGGCAAGGACGGTGCGCGTCCCGATCTCGTGGAGCTGGTTAGCACCTGGAAGAGCAAGCCGGATGAGGCCCCCTTCCTCCTGCGCCCCCACCTCCAGGCTTTGGCCCCCGTCGCCCCGGCGGCCCCTGTGCCTCCTTCGGGGGCTCCCGGTGCGGCGGCGGGCTTCGGGGGCGCGCGGCTCCCGGCGGCCGATCGCGGCGCGGTGCAGGCGGCCCCCACGGCCGGCGCTTCGGGCAAGCTGACGCCGGACCAGTGGAAGGCGGCACGCGCCAAGCTCATGGGCGGTTGACGGCTTTGGGGCCGGGTGGTAGCCTATCCCCGGCCCCGGGTCGCTCCCCGTAAAACGCGTCGGCCTCCACACCCTCCACCGCGTTTTGGAGTGCCAACATGGCCAATGAGATCTACTACTCTGGTCTCGGCGATCTCACCGTCGCCGAAGTCATCCGCAACGAGCTCATGCTCCTCCTGGCGGATCGCGCCGACCTCTCCGCCCACCCGGCCATCATGCAGCTTGGCGATGTGGGTGCCCAGGGCTCCACCGTCGTCAAGATCCCGCTGGCGGGCCTCGATGGCTACGATGTGATGACCTCGGTGAACGAGAACGCCTCCAGCTCCAATGTGGCGCTGACGGACGCTTCGGCCAGCGTGACCATCGCCCGCTTTGCGCTCCAGCGCGAGATCAGCGGCTTGGCGCAGATCACCTCCAGCGTGGGCCTCCGCAACCTCCTCCGCTTCCTCTCGGATATGGTCGGCGGCTACCGGATGGCCAAGACCGCTGCGATCGCCACGGCGGCGTCCGGCTTCACTTCGGTCAAGGGCACCACTGGCACCGCCATGACGGTGGAGACCTTCCTCTCTGGCCGCTACGCGCTCCAGCAGGCCAATGTGAACGGCCCGCTTGTCTCGATCCTGTTCCCCAAGCAGGTCACGGAGCTCCAGGACTCGATCGCCTCCCTCGGTGGCGCTCGCCAGTACAAGGAGCCCACCCAGGACATGATCGACCGCTTCGGCCAGGGCTACCAGGGCTCCTTCGCTGGCGTGGACATCTTCGCCTCCAGCAAGGTCCCCTCCGCCAACGCGGGCGCCGACTCCAAGGGCGCGATGATGGGCTATGGCGCCATCGCCCAGGCCTTCGCCTCCCCGCCGCCGGTGCCCGGCGCTGAGGGCTCCATCATCGTCTCCGATGCGGGCCAGGTGGCCGTCGAGTTCGAGCGCTCCGCCAGCGCGGACCTCACCAAGATCGTCGGCCGCAGCTACTTCGGCACGGCGAAGGTGCAGGACGCTTTGGGCGTGGCTCTGCTGTCCCGCCGCTGATCGTCTCGGGGTCGGCTGGGGAGGCCCGGGGCCTCTCCAGCCCGGCCGCCTACCCGGCCGGCCCCGTTTGCCTTCGCCCCGGATCACTGGAGAGTCAATGCCCATCATCAGTCACGGAGCGGCCCCGTCAAGCGGCGCTCTGCCCACCATGCAGAGTTACGGCGGCAATCAGGGCTTGCCCACGGACCAGTCCCCGGAGTTCTACCTCCGGGCGCACCCGTTTAGCTGGAACCTGGACGGAGAGGGCAACCTCTTTCCGTGTCTCGATCGGCTTTGGAAGTCTCCCGGCCTCAACAATGTGGACGAGTACGGCGACACCTCGATGGCTGAGGCCATGAGCTCGAAGGAGGGCTGGAAGACGATCCCCCTTGAGGCGGCGGAGGCCACCGACACACCGGACGGCCGGCCCGGCTACCTGCGCGGCTACCCGACGCGGCGCGGCGGGATGGTCTGGGTGACGGCCTGGGAGTCCCCGGAGGTGCTCGCGGATCGCGTGGTGTGGCACTCTGACCAGGCCGGCTACCGGAAGTGGCTCGATGCCCTGGTGTCGCGCGGCATGGTGGCGCGGCCGCACACCTCCGTCATGGAAGAGAAGATCCAAGAGCTGATCTCGCAGCTTCAGCAGGCGCAGTCTCAGGCGGCCTTCAGCCCGCCGGCCGCAGCCCGCGTGGATGGCCTGCGCGCCCAGCTCGATGGCCTCAAGGCCTACGCTGCCGGGGGCGTTGCCCCGGCCACCCGTCCCCCCAAGAAGTGAATAGGAGGCCGCATGGCCGCTACGACTCTCGCCTCCCGGGCCATCGGCCGCAACGAGCTCGAGCTCAGCTTTGGGCTCCCCATCACGGACGCCGTGGCGGCCGCTACCACGGAGACGCTTGACCTGGGCTCCATCCCGGCCAACGCCATTATCCGTGAAGTCATCCTGGAGAAGATGGTCTCCGCCGCGCACCCGACCGCTACCGCGGTGGCTGTCGAGGTCGGCACCGCCTCCGATCCTGACGCCTTCGTGACCTCGACTTCGATCCTGGCGGCCGGTCCCACCCGCACCTGGACTCCCACCGCAGCCGGCCCCTACGCGCCGACTTCGGCCGTGGCGCTCAAGTGCAAGATCACCGCAGATGCCAACCTGGGCGACGGCACGGCCACGAGCTTCACCGCTGGCTTTATCGGTGTGCGCGTGATCTACCACCTCATGCCCCTCCTGACGGCCTGAGATGAGCTACCCCGCCGCCCGCTTCCAACTGGTAGACCTCCTGGTGCGGGGGGTTGACTCCGCGTTGTCTCTGCGCATCGAGCAGAACGGCGCGGCGGTCACTCCCTCCGCGCTCACGGTGTCCGTCTACCGGCCGGACGGGTCGGCGCTGGTGTCGGCGGCTTCCGTGACTCCGGCCGCCACGAGCTTACACACCGTGGCGGCCGCGATCACCGCCCAGGAGGCCCTTGGGGACGCCTGGCGCGTGGAGTGGACCGCTACGGTAAGTGGCGTGCCTACGGTCTACCGGAACGAGGCGGCGCTGGTTCGCACCAAGCTCCACCCGGTCATCACCGACACGGACCTTTACAACATCGCCTCCGGCCTCGATCCGACCTCGCCCACGGCGCTGACCTCGGAGACGACCTACACTACATGGCGTGATGAGGCC